ATAACAGAATGAAAGGTAATAATATGATTGAAACGGGCTTCTGTATCCATCCTAACATTCCTTTCTTTGGCTCTTCTCCCGATGGTTTCTGTTGTAACGATGACGGAGAGAAAGGGACATTAGAGATTAAATGCCCCAGCCAATATGTTTTCATGAAATATAAAGAAGAGGTGAAGGACAATGTCGGATTGCTTCTTGCTAAACCTGAATATTTCTACCAATGTCAGTCTCACATGATGGTGACCGGTGCAGAATGGTGTGACTTTGTGGTTTATTGCCCCTTTCAATGTAGTCCTATTCACATTGTGAGAATCTTCCCGGATTATATGAATTTCAAGCTCATAGAGAAGCGTATTCTGATGGCTAATGAAATAATTGAAAAAATGGTAGCGTAGTTTATGGAAAAAGAAATTAACGAAATAAACGATTACCTGAACATTGCCTGTTCAAATAATCCGGTAGAGATACAAGAGAGAATATCAGTCATAATGGTGTATTTGAACCGGTCCGGTGAAATGCTTGCGGATGCGAAGAAGCTACTCCGGAAGAAGAAATCTACAGAAATAAGCAATACCATCATCGCAATAGCAAAAGAGCAATGCTTGTCGGCAAAGGTGCAAAACGCTTTGCTTGACAGCATAGCGGAGGATGAGTCATATTTGGTGGATCGGCTTGATCGGCTTAATGCTGCCTGCACGCATCAATTAGATGCCTTACGCACTTTGTTGAGTTACGAGAAGGAAGCTATGAGGTTGAATAAAACTGGATATTAGAAAGTATTATTCCAAATAACATCTATTTGGAAGTTTTGAAATAAAACAATGCGAAAAACTAAAGTAATCCATGTCTACCTGATCTTCGAAAAGCGGAACTATTATTTCAGTTCGGTAACGGGTATCTTCCGGCATTTGTCCGAAGATCAGATAGGCATTAAACAAAGTACATTGTCTCACAATACGGAAGATACTATTGTAACCGGTAGAGCTATAATCCGCAAGAGTGAGCTGTTAAGATAGCTTTGTTAATCTTTTTACCCCAGCCTGCCTGTCTGTGAAGATTGGCGGGCTAACATGGGACAAAATGGTCATAGGGCGCTAAGACTAAATGAACGGAAATTCTAAGTGTACATAAGAATGGATGTCATCAAGACCGGTGCTGTAAGTAACAGGTTGAGTAGTTTAAAGATCGTAGGATAGCCAATCTACGGACGAAAGCGAGAAAGCAGACGATACTTGTGCAGGTTCGAATCCTGCTTGTCCCACATGAAAATAACAATCACCAAACAAGAATACCAGACGATAGTCCGGTGTTTGAAAATATCAGAAATTTTCATTGGTGGATATAATTCGAGAGATGAAGATATGATTCGTAAAACTAGAAAGAAACTTCATAGGAGTAATGAGAAACGTTGAAAGTAAAATCCAAATTGCATGCGTGAATTGGTTCCGGTATCAATATCCGCAATATAAGAAACTTCTCTTTTCCGTTCCGAATGGAGGAGCCAGAAACAATATTACCGGTGCAATATTGAAAGCGGAAGGAGCTTTGGCGGGAGTGTCTGATTTGATACTTCTAAAGTCCAACGGTTGTTACTCTTCCTTATGCATTGAAATGAAGCAGCCGAATGGACGCCAACAGGACAGTCAAAAGGAATGGCAGAAAGCGGTTGAATCTGTAGGGAATAAATATGTTGTCTGCCGTTCTCTGGAGGAGTTTATAGCTGAAGTAACAGATTATTTAAAATGAAAATATATGAAAAAGAAATCCGACAAGCATATTATCCGCCCGGACACCTGTGCAAAATGCAACAACGGGCAAATAGTTCCAACCGAGAAAGGCAATCCACGACTAGTTTATTGTAGTTTCTTTAACCGTCGGTTTGTGGCCGACAGCAAAAGAAACTGTATTCATGCGTATTAAATTTATGGACGGATATACATTGACAGAGAAAATGAGAAAAGCACGAAGACGTAATCGGCTTACCGCTACCGAACAGGCACTATTCCACGAATTAGTTGCCGTTTGTAACAGCGAGGGTTGGGAGGACGTTTTCAGTTGCTCGAATATCGAACTCTGCTGTGCTCTTAATATCGACGAGAAAACTTTAGTCCGTGCCAGGTTATCTCTAATTAATGCCGGGTTGATTTATTACAAGTCCGGCAAAAGTAAAAGAACAGTTGGAATGTATTCTTTTGAAAAGGCCTTTGAGAATTCGATTGTGAGTTCAACTACCGGAAATATTCCGGTAGATAAGCCAGCCCAAGAGACAGTAGATGCGCCAGCCAATCTGCCAACCAATATGGGAACCAATCAGCCAACCAATGCGCCAGACTATATATATAAAACTAAAATAGAAACTAAACTAAAAGATAATATAGGGGAAACCTCAAAAAATAAACAATTTGTTCCTCCTTCTTTTGAAGAAGTTTCTGCGTATTGCATGGAGAGAAAAAATGATGTTGATCCGCAAAGATGGATGGATCATTACACTTCTAACGGATGGATGGTTGGCCGCTCTAAAATGAAAGACTGGAAAGCAGCAGTGAGAACATGGGAAAGAAATAATTATCAAACAGAAAAAAAGTATGGAAACAAGGATAAGGCCGGTAACTCCGATTCCGATAGGAAAGCTGTTATCCGCACAACTGCCACCTACAACATCGATAAATGACAAGAAGAGACGAGCAGAAGTGTTTGCTGAATGCTGCCGTTTTGTTTGTCCGGGATTTAAAGTTGAAGGGGCTTTTAGAAAGATAATGAATGATATATTTCTCTATGCAGAAGGTAATTCGGGGACTGGGAAAGGCCTTTTGCTAACAGGAGATTACGGGACCGGTAAATCAACTATAATGCAAATTCTAAATAAATACTTATGGTTTATTGGAGGACGTGATGCCGGGGATTATCCCATTGGAGGATTCAGAATTGATTCCGCCTCTTATGTTGCTACTGGGTTCTCGATGAAAGGACGGGATTATTTAGAGCTGTATACTTACAATGGTGGAATCCCTAGGACGATCTGTTTTGATGAATTAGGAAGGGAACCTATTCCTTCTAAGCATTTTGGTACGGAGTTGAATGTTATGCAGTATATTCTTCAATGTCGATATGAATTGAGATACGAGTGTAAAACTCATATAACGACCAATCTTTCTATAGAAGAGATTCAGGATCGATATGGTGCATATATCGCTGATCGCATTAATGAGATGTTTAATGTAATCGAATTGAAAGGATCTTCCCGCAGATGAGAATACTCCTAAACATCCTCCTTCTCCTCGGAGTGAACATCTTATTTTACCTGGTGGTGTATGCGATAGCGGACCACTTGATGGATACAATTAATTAAAATATTAACAATGAATACAACCTTTGAAAAATCGGCTAATACCACTGATGAATGGTATACACCAAAGGAAATCATAGACGCATTAGGAAAGTTTGATTTAGATCCATGCGCTCCGGTTAAACCGCTTTGGCAAACAGCTACACAAATGTACAACAAGAACCATGACGGATTAACTAAAGATTGGGTAGGTCGTGTTTGGCTAAATCCACCTTACTCCCGTCCTCTAATAGAACGTTTCGTTAAACGTCTGGCAGAACACGGTAACGGCATCGCTCTACTATTCAACCGCTGCGATAGTAAGATGTTCCAAGATGTCATCTTTGAAAAAGCAACAGCTATGAAATTTCTACGTAACCGAATACGTTTCTACCGACCGGATGGGACACGTGGAGATTCGCCCGGTTGTGGTAGCATCTTAATCGCCTTTGGAGAAGAGAATGCCGAAATTTTGAGAACCTGTGATATCGCAGGCAAGTATGTACGAATCAATTAGAGTAAAACCTTGCAAGTTCTTGAAGAATTATCAAGGATTTGCGAAAAACAAATAAAGATATGAGCATAAAAATAAGCAAGGAGGCGTATGAGAAACTAATCAAAGAAGATTTAGACTTTCTCAATGAGCATTGCCCAGATAGCCTAGAATTAGACCACATTAAAGTAATTATTTGTAGTTCTATCGACTGGTATTATCCTGATAAGAACACTTGTACAGCGTTGAAAAGGGTAGAGAATAGGCTTAAAGTTGAACTTCAGAAGCAAAAGGACGCAGGTAAACAATTTCTATCCGATCAGGAAATAGATGGATTGATTGATAGCATACTGAAAGAAGAATAACTCTCAAAACAAAATAAATATGAATATCTATAACAAATACATCGCTGAACCAATATACAAATGGATAAATAGCGGTGGCTGGCTACATATATTAGCTCTTGGTTTATTAGGGATTGTTTGTACGATATTAGCCATTTACGGCAGATTCGGATTCAATATATGGCGTTTTATATTCGCTGATATACCGCTTTTCGGCTTCTGTGCGTGGGCTTTGTATCAATGTGTGTATAAAACCATCAAGAATAATAAAGAAATATTCAAGATAAATAAAGATGAGTGAATTATATATTCCCATAGAACGCCCTACAAGAAATTTGGTAAACGGAAGGTTCTTGAAAGGGCATACTTCTTATAACAAAGGTAAGAAGATAAAATTCCATTCAATATGGAGTAAACGCAGGTGCTTAAGAAATTTAGAGAAGGGACGCATTATGCCTCATAAGACTGGTGGTGGCATGAATAAGAAGGCAGTTGTTGTGATTAAAGATGGCAAGTTAGTTGGTAGGTATGATTCGGTAACACTTGCCGGAGAAAAGCTGAACATTACTCCTTCTCAAATAAGTGCCGTTTGCCTTAAAAAGAAAAGATATAAAACTGCTAGAGGGTATAATGTGTATTTTGAAAATGATAATGAATGGCTTGATCTGATAAATATATGAAAGAGTACATATTGAGTGAAATACGTGATACCTTATTTGGCAAAATTCCTAATGAGGAAATTCCTACAGTGATCGATTCTATATCATTTTGCTTAAGGAATTATGATATAACAGAAAAGGAAACATCGGTTGTGGTCTATGATAACTCCGATTCGCAGATTATTAGTAAATTCTTCATAGCTAAAGCCGTCGAAGGATTGTGCCAAAGTTCCTTGGACTATTACCGTGTCATATTGAGAGCCTTTATCCTTCAAGTTGGGAAGCATATAAAAGAGATCGTAACAGATGATATTCGTGTGTATTTAGCTTACAAGAAGATAAATAAATGCAGTGACAACACATTGAATAATATCCGTAGGACTTTAAGTAGTTTTTTTACTTGGTGTACAGAGGAGGGAATAATTGAAAGGAATCCGATTCTTCGGATTAAAGGTGTAAGGCAAGTGAAGAAATTAAAGAAGCCTTTGAGTGAGGATGATATGGAGAATCTTAGGGCAATGACTAAAAATAAAAGAAACAGAGCTATAATAGAGTTTCTTTTTTCCACCGGTTGTCGTGTTTCTGAAATGACGAATGTCAATCGGGCTGATGTTGATTGGGTAAACGGTCAAGTGGATGTATTAGGGAAGGGCAGAAAATATCGCACTGTATACTTGTCCGCCCGATGTAAAATAGCTCTACAGGAATATATTAATTCTCGGACAGACACTTTGGAAGCTTTGTTCTTGTCGGATTATGAGGGTATGTGTCCGCAGATAAAAGATACGAAACAGCTTTCTCGTATATCAAAGGGAGCCGTAGAAATCATGTTACGGAATCTTGGGAAAAAGGCTGGTATACCTAATGTTCATCCTCATAGATTCAGGAGGACAGCCGCTACTACTGCTTTGAAACGTGGAATGCCTATTGAACAAGTGCAAAAAATGTTAGGTCATGAAAGCATTCAAACGACTACTATTTATGCACAGTCAACTAATGATGAAGTTAAATTAGCCCATGAAAAATATATTATCTGATATAAACGAAATGTTGAGTATAACAGACAGTTATCAGGCACCGGAACGTATAATGAATCTTTTATTTGGAGAGAAAAAAGAACGAATTAAGGTATTCAAAGACTTTTTGGGTTATTTCAAATGCGATGTCAGTTATGATTGGTTCCATGAATACTTTGAAGATGAACATGCCGACCGAAAGAATAACAAGCAGGATTTTACTCCTAAAAGTCTTTCAGCTTTGGTTTCTAAATTATTAGGTTCTGATACCGGAGTGACCTATGAGCCAACAGCCGGAACAGGCGGAATGCTTATCTCGAATTGGTACAATCACCGGAATAGTATTAGCTTTCTGGATTATAAACCTAACGACCATTTGATAGTATGTGGTGAGTTGTCAGACAAAACTATACCTTTCCTTTTATTTAATCTAGCTATCAGGGGAATATCCGGTATCGTATTCCATGGTGATACTTTGAGAAACGAATACAAGGCTGTGTATATATTGACTAATGAATTGAATTCTCCTTGTGATTTTTCAACAGTCACAAGGTGGCAATAGTTATTCAAGTAATGGCAATCCCTTCCGCATTATCGTATGGGATTATCAGGAGAAATAAAATATTAGAGGAACTTAAAACAAATAAAGTATGGATATAGATAAATTAATAGATGATGCTATTGAAAGCTATGATACATATCTACGCTACTGCAACCATCTAGCTGTGGAGGCACAAAGATATATCGACTTTGACAATTTTGTTTCTTGCGAATATATCAATGGCGTAGGACTTAGTATATTGGTAACATTACCTGAAACAGATGATTATACTATTCCTGAATGTGTATGTCCTGTAGTAGGGTTCTTTGAATATGCCAAAGGTAAGGACAAACTATCAGTAGATGACATTAAAAAACTATCATTATGAGTAAGATAAAGCAAATGTTACTGGCAGCAGCAGCAATGTACGCAGCAGCGCAAAGTTACAATCCATACTCAATAAATCATAAAGAAGGAATGGCTTTTAATCCTGACTATAAAGTTAAGTCATCAGTTAAAGAGTTGAGAGAGTTTACCATAAAAGGAAAGAAAGTTATGGCATACTCTAAAAAGGATGCTATTAAACGATTGAGATATAAGAAATAACTAAAACATCAAAATATGGAAAGCATAAAACAAGGTCCTATCCCAAAAACAGAATCAAGCGCAGTAAATCCGTATAATGGAATGTTCGGGCAGCAGGGATGGATTTGCCCGAAGTGTGGGAGAGTGTATTCACCTTTTACTCAAATGTGTTTGTATTGTAAGCCCAATAATACAACAACTGTTTCTAATCTTGGTAGCCTTTCTAATACGACCACCATTGAAGAAAAGTTAAGAGAAAACCGTAAAACAGAGTAAAAATATGGAAGATTTAATAAAAGCATTGCAGATATTTCTAAAGTATGGAAATCCTGATTATCCGACTTATTGTAATCACGATGAATTATGGGTAGATATTGAGCCTGAAAAAGTTTCAGAAGAAGATTTAGAAATGTTGAGAACACTCGGATTCTTTCCATTTGAAGATGGAAGCGGTTTTTATTCGTTTAGATTTGGTAGTTGTTAACCTTTCAAATAAAGATAATTATGAAACAGACATTAGAAACGGCAGCAAAAGAAAATATTCTGTTTAATCACAGAACAGTTGATCGTACTTTGTCGGGTAAGGACTTGGCACAATTTGGGGAAATAAATTTCATTCAAGGTGCAGAATGGCACGCAAAGCAACCCCTATGGATAAGTGTTGAGGAGCGGTTGCCAGAAAAGCCAGAATATGACTGGGTACTTGTCATTGTCCGTGATAAAAGGGATGGTTTTATAGGTATTCCTCAAATTGGAGAATTAAGAAGTGACGGATTTTGGCATACTGTAACGAGCGACTCTTTCAATACGCCAGATTTCAGGAGGATATACAACACTACAGATGCTCTTGGGGAGATCCTCAAACAAGAGGTTGTAGCCTGGATGCCAATCCCGTCTTTCGATGAAATACTGGAAGCCAACAGAGATGTACTAGAACGGATTAAAGAGAAAGGAGATTGAACATGGATAGCGTACAGACACAGACCATTTCTATCAAGGGAAATGATGATGCTGTGGCATATATTGATTTTTGTGATGGAGATTTGTGTGTCTCTGTTGTGGTAGAGGGGAAGCAGGCAGACTTTCACTTTGAACCTATTACTTTGAAGATGTTTGCCTATGCTTATAAGTTGCATTGTGAAGAATTAAAAAAGGAGGAATAAAATGAATCGTACAATAAAATTCAGAGGGAAAAGCATATACGGCGAAGACTGGCTGTATGGCTCCCTCGTTAAGATCGAAAAGAACAGATATGCTGTCATTCCACCATTAAATAATATCGAAATAGGGAAAAGCATCGGCATGTATGAGGTTTATCCCGAAACCGTAGGTCAATTCACCGGGCTACTTGACAAGGACGGAAAGGAAATTTACGAAGGGGATATTCTTCACACTATTACATTTGGTTTTAATCCAGAAGAATATACAGCTATTATCCTATATCGTAATTGTAGTTTTCAACTTTCTAATGGTCGAAATTTATTCTATTTCGGGCAATCTGATCTTACAAAAATGGATGATACTATCGTGATTGGAAATATCTACGATAACCCAGATTTAATCAAGGAG